CTTGATACTTTATCTGCCTTCTTTAAACTATCTGATCTGCAATAATATAATGTAGGAAGTTTATGTTTCCAAGCCATAAAATGAATAGCATGTAAATATTTAATATGAGAATCCGGTCTAAAGAATAGATTTACTGATTGTGTTTGATCAATAAACTTTTGTCTATCAGAAGCAAGTTCTACTACCCATCTTTGATCAATTTCCATAGCAGTTTTAAATACTTCTTTTTCATCTTCTGAGAAGATGTCCATATGTTGGATTGAACCATCATTAGAAATAATATCCAACCATACATCATCATAACTTATTTTTGCATTTTTTTCAAGCTTTTCTTTAATCAATCCGTCTAATACATGATTTTTATTTAGGTGTGAACCTGACATTGTATCTTGACGATAAGCATTGGCTCTAATAGGTTCAATGGAAGGACTAATATTACCCATAATAATAGAAGTAGAAGCTGTTGGAGCAATAGCCATTACATGACTAAATCTCTTATAACCTTTACCACCACCAGAAATATAATCCATACAACTTCCTCTTTCTTCTCCGATTTCACTATTAGCAATATCTAAATGATCTCTAATATTCTTGAATATTTGCATATTCCTAGATTTAGCTAAAGCTGATTCAAAAGGAATATTATTTTGTTGTAAGTATGTATGGAATCCTAATACACCAACACCAATAGCTCTTTCCATAGCTGCCGAATAAGAAGCTCTTGAAATAGCATCTGGAGCCTTAGAAATAAATTTACTTAAAACATTATCAAGCATTTCTGCAATATCTTTGAAGAATTGATAATTATCTTTATATTCGTCATAATATCTTAAATTAACAGAAGATAAACAACAAACAGCAGTTCTTTTAGAATCTGTAGGTAGAAGGATTTCAGTACAGATATTACTTTGTTTAATTGATAATCCTAGATTCTTTTGAAAATCTGGCATTTGTTCATTAGCAGTATCAATGAACAACAAAAATGGTTCTCCATTTTGCATTCTCATTTCAATAATCTTCTGCCACAATTCTTTTGCAGATACTGTTTGTTTAATATTATTAGGATTATGGTGGTCAAATAAATCCCAAGAATCATCAAAATTAGGATCAATCATACATTGTTCGATAATACTCATAAACTTATCCGTTAGAATAATACCATGATGTAAATTTAAACACTTTACATTTTGATCACCAGTAGGTTTCCTCATTTCCAAAAACATAAGAACATCAGGATGATCTATTTTCAAATATGCTGCATAAGAACCTCTACGAGTTTCTCCTTGACGATAAGCAAGACAAGAAGCATCATATATCTTTAGATGAGGCATTACTCCAACCGACTTATCATCGGCAGAACGAATATCAACTCCAATACCAACTCCTCCACCTAGCATAGAAAGAGTATTTACTTCAGAAAGAGTATCTACAAGACCGGAAGAAGAATCTTGCATATATGAAAGAAAACATGAAATAGGAAGACCGTTCTTAGATTTTCCATAAGATAAAATAGGAGTAGCAAAAGATAACCAATGTTTAGAAGAATAGTCATATAATCGTTGTGCATGTTCTTTATTAGTAGCAAAAGAATTAGCAACAAAAGCAAATCTTTGTTGTGGAGATTGCTCTTCTTCTTTCATATAAGATTCTTTTAATCTTTTAATTCCAAGTGAATCAAATAAATTATCTCTCTCTGGTTCTATGTTAATTCCTAGATATTCCATATTTTATCCTTTATTATTTAAGCTAAATTGTGTTTTTGTAAAATTGACTTTATATCCGCTGGAGAAAATGTACTAGGTTTTTGAATCTTTCCAAATTCATTTTTAATAACCTTTCCATTTTCTGAAATCTTACTCATATTACTACGAGATACTTCATCCCAAACTTCTTGTAATGGTATATTTAGTGTTTTTGCTAGAATGACTAATTCTTTCAATAGTGTAATTACAGAATATTCTATGTAATCCTTATTTTGTAATTTATACTCTAATCTAACTTTTACATATTCTTCCATAATATAGCATACTGTTGATTCTACATCATTTGGTTCAGATTCTGCAAAATCTATCCATTCTTTAACATTTTGCCAAATTTTTATCAAATCTAATTCTAGACTGATACAAAAGCCTTCAATAACCCAGATCGAATCAGCAATACCATCAGCAATACCAACAATATTATTTAGATCATATTCTTTAATGGTTTCATGAATAACTTCTTCGGTAATCAATCTCATATAAAGATTTGATTGAAAACTAAATCCATATTCTACTTGATCACCAGCCACCATAAAATCTCTAACGTCATTTCTAGTATTAATCATATATAATCTCACTTGTTAAATTTATGTTCGATATCTGCTCTATGTTGTTTCCAACCTCTAAAATTCTTATTAAATTTAGTATCTTTTGTTGGAGTTGCTTGATGTTCAGTAGGACTAGCATGAATTGGAATAGACCCAACTAAATCTTCATATAATTTAAAATCTTTTTCTTTACTAGGAACCTTTCCATCATGAGTAAGATAACTCACCCTAGCACATCTAGAAGATGACATTTTAATACAATCATCCAAAGGGTAATCTATAAATTCTATGTCAGTTACATATGGCAAGTGCCATTCTCCATATTTTAACTTATCAGGAATATTTCTAAGATAAATTTCTAGCATTAGATCTGCAAGAACTTTAATTTCAGGTTGTGCATCTTTATGACAACGAAGTTGAAAGAAATTTTCCCATTCAGTAGATGTTACAATAGTCTTAGTATACATCCAAGGTTCAATTATTCTATTAGCAATCTGTTTATGTAATCCTAACTTACACAAAAGATATGCAAAAGAAACCGCACTAATGGAAGCAACTTTCCATAAAATTTTACACAACAAAAGATTAATACCAGAAACTTCTTCTGTTGCTTGCATTCCTGATTTATTCTTTCCCCAAAAAACAGGAATTACTGGATCTGAAATGATATCCTTAATAAGGCGCAATACAGGAATTGCTCTACTTGAAGCAGAATTTCTAGAAAATACTCTATGAGTATTAAATTCTGCTAAGATAAATCTAGGATATTTCAATTCAAATGTAGTCAGCCTAATACCTTTAGGTGAAACACTATCTAAAATAATTTTAACTTCAATCATTCATAACTCCATATTTCATTTTTATAATCTTCATCCCAATAGGAATAGTATTTAGTATTACTCAAAGCCTTCCTAGCTTCCTTTAGCGATTTTCTATTTTGAATAAGAATAACAGGATATTCTCCATTTCCTGTATACATCCCACAAATATATCCTTTTTTGTCAGGGTGATCTTTAAGAAAGAGATATTTCTCAAATTTACCGTTATACTGATCTATAATATCCTTTAAACAAGAATCAGTCAATATTTTTATAGAGTCTACTAGAATATATAACTCAAAGTCTTTTTCAACTATTTCTTTTATTTGACTATCAAGATCTATAGCAATAACATCAACAAAAAAGTTTTTATCTAATTTAGCACTTTTTGCAAAAGGACATATAGGCATCCCATCTAATTCTACTCTTGATTTTGATACTTTTTCTTGCCATTGTTTTACAAAATGACTTAACACTTTTTCCATTTATTAAATTCCATCTTTGCTCTTAATCCATCGTATGTATGAGTATCTATAATTCTATAAATTTCAGGTTTTGAGAATCCATTCAAAATAGCATCATTAATATCCTTAGCTTTAAAGGATTCTGGAAACAAACAAATTTTAAATCCATTGTCAATAGATTTTTGTATCTGTTTTACAATTTGAGGATTTCTAGGCTCGTTATCGTAAACAAGAATTATTTTATCTTTCCCAAGAAATTCAGCAATCATTAAGTTGGAATCTGCTGTAGCTACAGCATTATTTAGAAATAATGAGTCGATTGGACCTTCAGTAACATATATCTTTTTAGTATGATCTAATTTATCAACACCAAATATCTTTAACTCCTCATCATATAACTTTATTGTTATATATCTAATACTACTACCGTTTAGAGATCTACCTTGAATTGCAAAAACTTTTTTATGTTTATCTCTAAATGGAATGATAAGTCTAGGATCATTATCCATTAAAGTTTTATCATAATCTGGTTTAAATTCAGATATAAAACTCTTAAAATCTTCTGCATAGAATAAATCCTTATGACTTCCTTTAGGAATCTTTCTACTAAGAACATATTCTTTAGCAATGTTATCATCTGGAAGACTAGATATTGAAGGTAAATTTATTTTACCTACTTCTAGTACAGTAGTTTCAAATACAGGAGCTTTGAAACTATATTCAGTTACAGGATCTTTTCTATAATTTCCTGAAGAGGTTTCTTTGAAAACTTCGAGAGAATAATCTCTACATA